TATTTCCTATACCTTGCTGTTTTCTTAGCTATTCTTTTTGGCTGCTTCACGAACTGCTTCCCTGCAGCAGTCCCTTTTCTCTTTGCTTTGGTGGTCGCTGCATATTCCTTTGATGACAATGCCTTTATTGCTTTCTCTGGAAGATACCGTTCTCCTGTCTTGCTGCTTGGTTTCCCTGACTTGGTTCTCCATTTTTGCTTACTCCATTTAGAAAGTTTATTACTTTTTTTCTTTTTACCTGAGTATGTACCACCAGCATCTTTATAATATTTAACTGCTAGTTGCATAGCTCTTGCTGAGTGTTTACCACCCATCTTACGCTTTGCTCTAGCTTTAGCAGCAGCCCATTTCTTTGGGTCACGCTTCTTGGCAACTGCCATTATTTTCCTACTTTCTTCATTGCCTCTTTATGAGCAGCACCAAAAGTTTTTCCACTTCTCATAGCCTTTCTCATACTAGCCATATGTTTAGCAGTATGGTGTTTAGCATGTCTTTGTAGAGTTTGCTTTTGTCTCATTGTAAGAGGTTTAGAAGTTGTCCTCTTTTTTGGTCTTCCTACTTTAGAACCATATGTACCTTTACCTTTTGGCATTTTAACACCTCCATCTTTTTCTAGCTTGTCTTAATCTACTGTTAGGATTTTTAGCAGCCTTGGGAAACTTTTTCATCTGTCCTGCAGACCTAGCACAATATGATTTACGTCTTGCTGCACGTTTACCAGTAGGTTTCTTTTCAGTAACAGCAGTCTTTAATTTAGAACCAGGATTCTGTCTACGATACTTGGCTACACCTTTCTTGGTCATGCCAGCACCAGCCTTGGTAGGACGTTTCATGCCCCGACCAATGGTAATTCCCTTCATATTACTTTTTTTTCTTTTGACTGCCATATGTATACTTATACTTTTCTTTTAAATATCTTACAAGGTCTTCCCAATAATCATCCCAATATGTATAATCTTTTTTAATAGGTTTAACACAACTCTCATCTATTAAACTATAATTATCTTCACCTAAATCTACAGACTCTCTGTATCTTTTTAAAAAATCTTCATCAACCATTAGTACATTTTATCAGAATATTTAGCTTTACCAAAACCTTGTCTAGCTGCACCCACTCCACGAACAGGTCCACCCATATTACGTTTTACTTTACCACCACCCATTCTAATTTCAAAACCACCCATTGCATCAAGCTCTGCTTCAGTAGGTAGTTTACCTTTTCCACCAAGACCCATTTCTTCTGCTATAACTTGTCTTGAAGGTGCATACTCACCTGTAGGAACTAATTTCTTTTTACCATTTTTATCAGTTCTTACTTTAGCTTTACCTTGCATAATAAGTCTACGAGCTTGAGCCTTAGACATTTTTTCAGGAAGTTGAACTTTGGAAAGCAATGGACCTTGTTCTACAGGTACAGCATCTTCTGGTCCTGTAGCTCTACGTCTTGGCAGAGGATTTTTAGTATCAGCTACTTCATCCTTTTTCTGTTGCCTTATTAACTTATTAAGTTCAGATTGTTCAGCTTTTGTACGAACAACCTTCTCTTTCTTTTTACGAGCAACAGGTTTCTTAGCTTCAACCTCTGGTTTTGGCTTTGGTCCTCTACGTCTTTTAGGACGCCCTCTTTTTGGTTTAGTTACTTTAGAAACAAGTTTAGTAGCAAATGATGCCATAATTAATCCTCTACTTTAAAAGACTTACTTTCATCATAGTTTTCATCAACTACAACATCTTGGGGTGGACCTTTTACATCTGGTCCTTTTCGTGCTGCCCCATACCCTTGTCCTGTAGGTCTGCCTACAATCTCATCTAGGTTATGAGGACGTTTAATAAGAGTATGGGGTCCAGCCATTTTATTTCTCCTTTATACATTTTTTATAGATAAACCATGCACCTATACAAATAGCTGCAATAATTACTATACCTATTCCAAGACTACTATCTTCTTGTACAGGTTTTGTTTCTACTTTAGTAGGTTGTTCTACAACTGCTACAGTTTTCTTATCCATTATGATTTCCTCTTTCTACCTTTCTTTGCCATTGCTGCCATTTTCTTAGGACCATATTTCTTACGACCTATATATGCAGCAAGAGCTTTAGGATTTTTTGCTCCACGTTTCTTTAATTTCGTTGTTAGAGCTTTGAATCTAGCTCCACTCCCTAGTTTTGGTTTACGTTTCTTTGGTGACTTCATAATCTGTTGTCTAGCACTAGACCGATTAATCATAACTATTATCGACTACCTGACCACCTGTCATGCGATAAGTAATGGGTCCACCTTTTTTGTAGCCTTTTATTTTACCACCACCTTTAAGGTCTATCATATCTCCTTCCATAGAAGGTTTTCTTTTTTTCTTAGATTTAAATGGTTCATAATCTCCAAAAAGCATTGAAGCTGCTGGAGCAAACGTCATTTTAAGTGCGTCTTTAGCTGCCTTTTTTTGACCTGGCCTATCAACTTTAGATTCTCTTTTGTCTGCAGATTTACCTGCTGCTCTTAAACCAGAACGCATAGTACCTGTTTTTCCTCCAACACCAATTGCTCTAAGACGTTTATTAAGTTCTTTTTCTTTTTCTATTTTACCACCCTTATTTTTCTTTACTACTTTACCACCACCTTTAGCAAATCCCATTTTATTACGAACTGGAGTAGGAAGCTTTGCTAAACCTGGATTCTTTTTAGTATTTACAGATTTTAAATTACCACCCATATTTTTCTTTACTACTTTGCCACCCATATTCTTTTTTTCTTTTTTATCACTTAAAAGCTTAATACCTCCTAAACCAGTAGCTCCTGCTCCTGCTCCTATTCCTATTTTTTGACCTGTTGTTAATTTTTTAGGCTTTACATTTTTTTTAGAAGTTTTTAATTTTTGTGTATTAGCTTTTGGTTTAGTTACTTTTTTAGCAAAAACTCTTTTTGATTTTCCACCAGGACCACCCCTAGATTTCATATCAGCAATAGAATCTCTTAATGATTGAATACGAACTCTATTTTTATCTATATATTTAATTCTTTCTTTACCTCTTAAATTATCAGCTTTTTCTTTATATTCTTTTAAAGCCTTTTCTTTTTTTGCTAAAGCTTTATCAAAATCATTTGCCTTTTTAGCTGTCATTTGATATTCTTTTAAACCACTATCAGCATCTTCAGCGGTTTGTCCTAGACTTCCTCTTGCTGGTTGCTTTAAATCGCTTGCTGCTTTTCCTTCAGCTTTTCTTGATTTTCTAGCAGCAGGTGTTTTTTGTATCTTTGCTCCTTTACCTGAAGTAATTTCCCGCATAACACCTGGACCACTATCTTTAGACATGCGAACATTTTTGCCAGTTTCATCTTTACGTGTAGCACTTTTACTTTTACCTCTTAAAGCTGAACCTGCTCTACGAACTACGCCTCTTGCTATTCCTAACATAATTATGGACTCCCTACTTGTAATGTATCAGGACCACCAGCAGGTGATGCAGCAACTGCCATATCATCTTGGCGTGTCCTTCTAGCTTGGTTTCTAAGTGTAATTATTGCTGCTTCATATTGTTGTTGCCATGAAGCAATTGTATTCCAATCCTTCATGTACATTGTTGCTTCCATCATTGCAGCATAAAATAAAGCATCATAACAGTAGTTGCTAAAATAGTTTTGCGTTGTAACGCTTGTTCCTGTAGCTGAAGCAAGAGCTAAAGGTTGTGAAGCTGTTTGTATTTCTCCTGTTACAGTAGATGCAGGAGTTGGTACAATAAATATAGAAGTGTTATTCTTACGTGCGTAGTAACGAGGTGTACCTGTAGAAGCACTCACAGGCCAGTAGTCATTACAATATTCGATTGTTCTTTGTAACAGATTTGTTTTAATACTGGAGGCACTGGTTGTAAAGTTTACATTACGAACTATACGTACCCTATCTCCAAGACTTACAACTGCATTACCAGCCGTAAGCGTAATAGCAGTATACTCATCCAGACCAGCATCATCAATGTCTTTGGTCAGGCGTATTTCTGCCCTGCTAATGAAATTAGGTATCTCATTAGTAAATTCTGTGCCATCATTTTCAGTTGTATTAATAATGGCTGATTTTAAATCTGCATAGGTTGCCATGATTAGCCTACGAATGCAGTTAATACACATCCATCAGTAGGACCAGATACACTAACAACACCATAGACAGGAACTCCAAGTTCCCCCATATAAATGTCAGTTGCTTCATTGGCAGCTACTTGAAATTTAATTGCAGTACCTTCTGCTGTTTTATTGGTAATCTGCTTTTGTCCCTTAATTGAATAAGAACCAGCAGCCGTAGCCAATGCGTGTATAGCCAAGATACGAGTTGTTGTAGGCTGTGGGCTATCACCAGCACCATTACTTCCTACAGTTGTATCGTCTTCTACATATGTAAGAACTGCATCACCTGTTGCAATTCCAACTTTAATATTTGTTGTCATGATATCTCCTTATAAGTATGAGAGAGGTAGCATTATACTACCCCTCTCTACTATAGTTGCATTAGCCAGCGGAACCGAACCACCCACGCCAATCAGAGACACCGAAGCTATAACGCTCACGGGCTTTGAAACGAAGGTTTCCAGTATCGAAGTCAGGCTCCATCTTGGTCTGAAGCGGAGAACGAACAAACATTTTTGTTCCATTCGGTGCATCAGTTTTAACAAACCACGCATCAGTATCAGTGAAGCGACGGTTGATGAAGTAGCCTTCAGGCACCATACCCATGTGACGAACAGCATTGATAGCATTCGTGTTAGGGTTGGCATCGGCTGCACTGGTTCCTGTGTTACCAGGGCTGCTGAGTACTTTGTCAGCAACGGCCCAATAATCAACAGGGATGTGCAAAGAAACAGCACTGGCACCAATCAGAATACCACGGTCATCCTTGATTTTCTGAATAGACGTTAGTGCAGTTTCAAGAGTTGCTTCTGATAGGTCAGACGCAGCCAAAAGGTTTGACTGATTACCATCAGAAATAGTTGGGTGAGCCGCAGAGAAGAATGCAGCACCGTCACCAATGGTATCAGAGAAACCATTGTTGTAGATGTTTGCAGCTTTCACCTGTTTGGTATTTGCC